ATGGATGATAAGCTCCCACATCGTAAGATGCGTGAAGTGGAATTAGCAGATGCCGTTATACGTGCATTTGATTTAGCTGGTGGTTATAATATGGATTTAGCTGGAGCTATTGTAGAGAAGATGAAATATAACGCTCAAAGAGAAGACCACAAGGTTGAGAATCGTAAACAAGCTGGTGGTAAAGCTTTTTAATTTAAAGGAGTCCTATGACAGAGTATTACGGGGAACAAGGTTATGTTCAACTCATTAGGGATGTCTTGGCTAATGGTGAAGAGCAGACAGATAGAACTGGCGTGGGTACTTACTCAATCTTTGATGCTAAGGTAGTCTACCCAGAAGATTATTTTGGTTGCTTCTCTACAATTAAGCCAGCAGCTTTAAGAATGTCTTTCGAGGAACTTTGGTTCTTCTTACGAGGGAAGACAAACACTAAAGAGTTGGAAGCTAAAGGTATTGATTTCTGGAAACCCCAAACATCAAGAGAGTTCTTAAATAAACGTGGGCTACATAAGCTACAAGAAGGTGATCTTGGCAGAGCCTATAGCTTACAATATAGGGACTTCGGTGGGGGTGTTAATCCAATATGTTCAGATGATGTTGGAATAGATCAATTAGCTGGTTTAATTAACACACTCACATTTGACCCATTCTCTCGTAGAATTATGGTTGACTTGTGGAACCCAGCGGAGCACCATTTAATGTGTCTAACTCCTTGTTGGTTTAACTTTCAAGTGGTAGTGATTGGTGATACATTGCACATGAAGCTTCGTAACCGTTCATTAGACTCTGTGTTTGGTTACAGCTTTGCTGTACAACAATATCGACTACTGCAACTCTGTCTATGTAAGATGTATGGTTATAGACTTGGTAGGCTATCTGCTGATTTAAGTCATGTACATATTTATAAGGATCAAGTAGACTATGCCAAGGAGTTAGTTGAAAGGGATTTAGGTAAACAAGGTGAAGTAATTATTAACAAGAATATTAATACCTTAGATGATCTTCTGAAATTAGAGTGGGAAGATTTTACAGTGGTTGGGCTTGAAGTGAATAAAACACCATTCACAACTCCCCGTCCCCAGTTAGCAGTTTGACAGTAGGAGAAGTAGATGGCGTATCACATTTTATCTGAGTCGGATTTACTCCGAATTGAAGCTTACAGAAAAGCAAAAGAAGAGAATAACAAGCGAGAAGAGTTGCGAGTCTTATATTTGAATGGGGTGGATATTACTAAACCTTTTACTTATGAAGAATGCACACACCGTAACTTAATGAATGAAGTGGTTGAAGGTAAGCGTGTTACTGGGGTAGAACGTAGTGACGAAGGTTGGTTAGTATCTGGAGCTGCCAGTGCTCAGGCTAAAGCTGAAGCTCGTGGAGACGGAAGTTTCTTACGTGAGTTAAATAGTATTAGAACTTCTGGTATCGTTAGTGCTGAAGGAATGTTTGATTCTAAAGATTATGATGTAGAGAGTGATGCTGGAGAAGACTGTATATGAATGAGGTTATAGTTTATTCAGCTCCTTGGTGTGGCGGTTGTAAGACAATTAAGAAACAACTGGAAATGGTTAACATCCCATTCACTGAAGTTGATATTATGACAGAAGATGGGATGCAGAAGGCTAAAGAGTTAGGTATAAAAAACATCCCAGTTACAATGATTAATGGCCTTAAGTATGTCGGTAGTAGCGTATCTGTGATTAAAGAAATCTTAAAAGCTTTTGGAGGTATTGATGTCAAGACTGACAACACCAACTAACAGTTATAAACGGTACTACCCAAACATTGTTAAGCTTGCAATGAAACAGTTTGATGAGCAGTTCTGGACAAGTGCTGAGATGAAGGTGCATCTAGATAAGATGCAACTCAAGTATGAGCTTACACCAGAGCAACAACATGCTGTAACCACAGTGTTAGGTTTGTTTGTTCATTATGAGCGTAAGGTTGGAGACTTCTGGCAAGTAGTGGCTAAGACGTTCCCAAGACCAGAGGTGCAGTTATCTTGCTCAATTATTGAAGCTACGGAAAGGGCAATACATGCTGAATTCTACGATCAAGTTAATATCCAACTTGGATTGGATACAGATGAGCATTATCTTGCATATACACAAGACCCTATCTTAAATGCTAGGGCTGAGTGGTTAGACAATGTTTTACGTGGGGAAGATCGTATATTGGGCATCATTATTTTCAGCATGACAGAGACAGCCTTATTATTCAGCTCTTTCTCTATTCTGAAAAGCTTTCAATCCAATGGGTATAACTTAATACCTGTGATTTCTCGTGGAACAAACCAATCCGCTATTGACGAAGATTTACATGGTCAAGTGAGTGCTGAGATTATCAACACCTACTACACCGAGATTGGTACAACCCTACGGGAAGACACAGAGCGTTACACTAAGGTACTAGAAGCAGTTGAGGCAGCTTACGAGCATGAATGCCGTATCATTGACCTAGCTATCCTAGGGGACAGTTTGAATGGTGTTACTAAAGATCAATATAAACAATATGTAAAACATAGGTTGAATATTTATCTCAATCGTCTAGGGTTACCTGCTAGATTTAAAGTTACAGACTGCCCCATCATTGATTGGTTTGAAAAGAATACCTACGCCTATAAGGTTATTGACTTCTTTACTGCTGGTATGGGTATGGAGTATGAGACATCTTATAATGAACGTGGGTTTAGTGCTGCTTGGAGGTCAGATGAGTAAATTAGATTATAGTAAGCTACGTAAGCAGTTACAGAAGGAAGGTGAAGTACCTAATTGGTACACTACAGCAGGCTTACAATTGTTCTACGAGAAGTATTCGTATAACAAAGAAACAGTAAGGTCAAGGATGACCTCTATTGCACACACAATGGCTAAACATGCTCCAGTTGAGAAGCCTGATTGGTGGGAAGAAGACCAGTACACTCAAGGTAAAACTTGGGCACAGGTTTTCTTTAATACTCTATGGGATGGCTATATTTCACCATCTACCCCAATGATGGCAAATGCTGGGATACGTAAGCGGGGAACCACAGTAAGTTGTTCTGGTGGTGTAGTTGGTAATAACCTATTTGACCGATACGATGCAATCACAGAAGCAGCGGTGCTGACTAAGCACAGCCACGGTACAAGTTATGGTATTGATGACTGGCCTGCCGAAGGTACTAAGTTATCTCGTGGTGGTAGAAGTCTTGGTGTAATGCCATTGATAAGAGATTTCATTAACTGTATGAACGAGGTTACTCAAGGCAGTCGTAGAGGTAGTTTGGCATACAGTCTACGTCCACAACATGGTGACTTTGACAAGGTGCTTGCTTTCCTCTATGAAGAAACAGAATCTAACAATGTCGGCTGGCTACTAGATGACGAATTTAAAGAGCTGTTAGATAATGAAGATGAGTTGGCACTGAGTAAGTGGGAACGTATGCTTGGTGTTAAATTGCCAAGAGGTAAGGGGTACTTCACCTTTATCAGTAAATGCCGTAGGCACTTAGCTGAAGCGTTTAAACGGGCAGGGCTAGAGTTCCATGCAAGCAATTTGTGTCAGGAGTGCATACTACCTGCTAGTTGGGAATACACGTACAGTTGTGTGATTCTTAATTATAACCTTGAGTTATGGGATTCATGGCCTAAACATCTTGTTCAGATTGGACAAGTTATGAGTGATTGTAATGTCACTGAATATTTACAAACTATTGATGAAATGTCTGTCTATGATAAGCAGGCTATGCGTAAGATTAGAAAGTTTACAGAAGACTTCAGAGCATTAGGGAGTGGCGTTTTAGGTTGGCACACTTTGATGCAGAAGAAGAATATCGTTGTTGGGGATATTGACAGCTTTGCTCTGAATGGAGAAATATTCTCACATATTGGAGATGAAAGCTTAATAGCTACTAAATGGTTAGCTTCTGTGTTAGGGGAGCCTTCTGGCTGTAAGGGGATGGGTGTCAGAAATGCTACACGATTGATGATGCCCCCTACCAAGTCTACTGCTGAGCTTATGGCGGGTGCCAGTGAAGGTATTGGCCTCGATACCGCTATGGCCTTTACTAAACAATCTGCTGGAGGTGAATTCTTCCGTATTAATAAGATTCTTCTTGGTATTATGAAGGAGCGTAAGGTTTACAGTGATGAAACTATCATGCGGATTGCCAAAGCTCGTAGTGTGCAACAAGAGGATTGGTTGAGTGAACATGAGAAGAAGGTGTTTAGGACTGCCTTTGAGATACCTATGGAGTCTTATTTACAATTGTGTTCGCAAAGGCAACAGTGGGTAGATCAAGGACAGAGTATCAACTTATACTTCACATCTAATGATACAGAGGAGTACATGAGTAAGATTCACAAGCAAGCGTTTGATGATGAAGGTATCTTATCTTTATACTACATCTACTCTATGCGTGGGGCTGGTGATATTAAACGTGCTGAGTGTGAAATGTGTATGTAATGCTTCATAATGTTAGTAAACATAAATAATTGTTGACATAAAGTATCAACCTCTGTAAACTAAGCCCATAACTTAATTGTTGTGGGCTTTTTTATTATCTGGAGAAACTAAATGTTAACTAAATCACAAGAACAACTTGCAATCATCGAACATGCTAAGAATATGCAGGTTGGTGATATTCTTAAGATAGAGGCTAGTATGCCCCTAAATGGACGCTGGTTGTGAGCTTAACTAAGATACAAAAATTGCCAGCTCAAGAATACTTGAAGATTCTATTTTCCTACAACCCAGAAACTGGAAGTTTGAAGTGGGTAGATTACTTTGATATAGAAGTATTATCAGCTTATGGTTGGAAACAAAGAAGAATTCGTAGGATGAACAGTACAATTGCAGGGCAAGAGGCTGGCCACGAGTTTGAGACTACCTGCGGGTCTAGGAGCAGACAGCTAAGACTGGACTATAAGTCATACTATGTTCATAGAATTATCTGGAAACTTGTCTATGGCACTGAGCCAGATTTAATAGACCACATTGATGGCAACCCATTAAACAATGCTTTGAATAACTTTCGTAGTGTCACTAATATGGAAAACTGTAGGAATGCTAAGATATTCTCTACTAACACTTCTGGTTGCACAGGCGTTTCGTTCAACAAAGGTAATGGGGAGTATGAAGCTTATATTTGGGATAATTACAAAAAGATTAATCTTGGGCACTTCTCTGACAAAGATTTAGCAATTGCAGCAAGGAAAGAAGCTGAGTTAACTTATAATTATCATGAAAATCACGGCAGAGCTTGCACAATTGATACACCAGTAGTATAATTACTTAAACTAGGTTAGGAGAAACAATATGAGTGTAACACTACTAAATGCACTAAAAGAAAAACAAGCTATTATCATTGGAGATCAGATCATGGTCAATCTGCCATACGGTTCTTATCTCTTAGCTAATGGTAATGAGGTGAATTCTGGTTACAACGGACACAAGATTTTATACAGCAATGACATCCTGCCGATACAATCCATTCAACGGAGTTCACGTTCTGTATCAGGATATGTGTATGCAGATGGTTCTGTAATGGACGTCAGGGATTATTGCATAAAACTTGCAGCGTTAACTGCCCCATATTATGACGAGGATGATGAGAAGTGTGTATACCCATCACTTGAAGTTGAGTTTGAAGTTCGTAAACAAACAGAGCTTCTAAAATCTCATGTGGAGATTCTCTACACAGAACCTACTATAACCTACACCCCCGTTGATATTGAGATTGTCGGTACAGTTGAGGATACAGGTTCAGATTACATTAAGAACATCCTAGCTTTTAATGGAAAGACCTATTACAATGGTAACTTGTATGAAGTGGATGTAACCAAGTTGGTCTACGACACAACGATGACTTACCTTAAGGACAACGATTTAATCCAACACATGCAGAATGACAATGGAAGAAACTATGTAAGATACCTTAAAGTTAAAGGTGAGTATATGTTCTCTGACTTTCACGGAGCTAGTGAGAAAGCCACTTGTGGATTTATGTTCCTTAGTGAAGCTAATCTGTATTGTGAGAATAAAGCTAAGGAGATTGTAAATGGTTTACGCCTTAAGTTATTTGGTGGTGCTCAACCTATTACTTTTGCAACTAAGTTGAAAGTTTATAATCAATTGTGTACAATACAAACTAAGGTGGTTAATCTTGATGTTAAGCAGAAAGATACATCTTCTAAAAACAGTGTTTGTACTTTGATACGCAATTTAATCAACGAGCTTAAATCTACTGAGGATTAATTGATATGACTAAATTAAATAAGTTCAAACAATTCGCAGCAGCTAACTTGATTGGTTGTGTAGCTGGAGGACTGCTGTTCGGTGACTACTACTTGGCTCTAGGCATCTTCCTTTACAACGTAACCCTTATTGCTGTTGTAATTCACTCGGAGGGGAATGTATAATGAAGTTCCCACTCAAAGCATGTATCCCAACAACAGATCTCACATACAAGACTTACTCATTATTCATCTGTAAGCTAGTTAGTCAAGGGTACGAGAATAACATCTCCCACTTATCCTTTAGCCTTATGACTAATTGGAACTTTCTGGGCGTGACAGAATATGGTAGTGTGGAGTGCTACGACCAACCATCTTCCTTCTTAGGAATCAATGAGTGGATTCAATATGCACATCTCGATGATTATTCCTATCCGAACGTATGGCCTAAGAGCAAACTAGATCAATATTTGGGAGGGTTGGTAGCCTAATGAACAGACCTACGCATTGTGAAGGATGTAAGTTTTGGTGGTCACAAGGAGTTCACACCAGTATGCGTAATAATTGGTGTTGTAAATTTGCTAAGCCTGCTGATAAGGCTAAAGAGAAATGTGAAAGTCAACGTATTAAAACTGTGGAGGTGAAATAGTTATGAACAACATATTCATTAAAGATATACACAATGAGGTGTGGGGTTTTGATGCCTCAACTATCCTAAACATCTCTTGTAAGGAGTCTGACTGTAATAGTGATAAAGAAATCACTTTCACTCAGAAAGATAAAGAGGATATTACACTAATTTGCACATCATCTGCTTGGATGAGACTGTGCAATAAACTTGAATGTGTTTAGGAGAATAGGATGGCTATTGTAACGATTAACGAAGACTGGCGTATTAACATTGATTCAATGAATCACACCCTTGAACGGTGGACTCTTGGTGGGGTTCCTTTGAAAGGTGATAAGGGTAAGGTAAGTGAATCACGATGGGCTTTTGTCGGTTACTTTCCTAACATCCAGCAGTGTCTCAGGGCTGCTGTAAAGCACGAGGCTACCCTGATGTCAGATACAGATTTAAATGGCTACATAACCCGCCTAGAGAGCCTAGACGCTATCTTTAAAGAGCAGGGGAAATTTTAAGCAAAGAAAAGCCCCATAAGACTTTGACATCCTATGGGGCTTAATTACATCTGTTATTATTATTTACTCTTATTCTTTTGTAGTTCATCTTGTAGACGATCTATCTTATCTAAGATAAGTTGTGACCTACGCTCCGAGGTCAATTGGTAGGAATCTACGTTACTTTGTATTCTCAAGTAACGATCCTCTGATTCCCTATTACTTTCTTTAACCAACAACGTCATCTTCCTCTCTAGCTCATCTATCCTCAATTGGTCTGTGTTAGATTTAGTTGAGAAATATAACATTACGAACGTAGAAAGTAAGATGGTCACTATGAAAGTAATAACTAAGTAGTGTAGGGTTTTATCTGAACTTCTTCTCTCCACAAGTGTTGCTCTCCTCTGAGGGACAACATCGTGCCCATACTATCTTTTCGACCTGCGTAGCTCATCAATAATCTGCTTATTGTACTCATTAGCTTTTTGTTGAATCTCAATCATTCTGTCTTGTTGTTGACTAATCAAATCAATCTTACTATTCGTAGCAACAAAACGAATATCCATCAACTGAACTATCTCACCTTTAGTTGCAGAGAGTTTGCTATCAGTAACAGCAACACCTTGCATAGTGAATTGTCGTTCTTCAATTCTATCTAATCTTGCTAAATCTGCTGCACGTACAGCTAACCCAATAGTGACCATAATGGGTACGGCTAGAGTAAATATCTTTCCAGCCATTGAAAGTTCTTTAAACGAAGTAATCATTTCTTATTCTCTAATTCTTTTGTAGAGTAGAGATTAGACTTAGCCTCCCTCCACTCTCTTAAGGTTTGAAGGGTAGTTTTATACTTTTTTATACAACCTGATTGGTCAATATAAGCAGAAGATAAACTTTCTAAGGTATCTCCTGCTTTAGTGTTATCACAAGGATTTACTAATAAGGTTTCAGGCGGAAGGATAGCAACCTCAACGGTTGTCTTGATAGGCTTTGTCGAGCAACTTGATAAGATCACTAGGAAGCTTAGAATTAATAGAGATTTCATTAGGAGTCTCGACAGATGGAGTTACAACAAGGGGAGTTGGTTGTTTTGGTTTAGTGGGCTTAGAAAGCTCTTCAAGTTGATCTTGCAATGATTTAGTGTTGGTGTCAGTAGACCTATTAATCTCAACTAATCCTTTAACAGCTTTATCATCTTGCTTACAGCTTTCAGATACTTTCTCTTTACTCTCTACAGCTTCCTTGGCAGTATTCTCCAGCTCTGTTACCTTTGAAGTGAGGGTGGCTACCTTACCTATCTCGTAGTAGTTAAAAGCTCCTGACAAGCTGCACAGAGCTAATAAAACGATTATGACAACGCTACTTGGACTGAGCGATAGCATCTAGCACCTCCTTATCTGTTATTTGAGCTTTACCAAGGCACATATCCATCTCAGCCTTACGTCTACGCTCTAAACCCTTAAGCTTGGTCTTACCTGCGTAAACCCATTGCAGCAGGGACTCACAAGCTCCTTGATGGTTTCCTGCATTCAATTTACCAAGTAGAGTGCTCTTAGAGAAGTTTACAGCCCCTACGTTATAAATAAAACTTAAGTAGGCTCCATGCTCGTAAGGATTAAGTGGCACCTTTACAAGTCCCATCAACTGCTTATCTTTTTCAATTAAATCCTTCTCAAGCTGCACTAGGCATTGATCGTCTGTAAAGGTCTGCCCTAGACGAAGTTCCGCCCCAGTGTGTCCATAGCAGCTAGTAGTTATTGAGATTGGGTCGAGGTAAGTCTTATTAACCTTACCCTCAAAAGGATCAATTAGGGTGAATGCGATAACACCACTTACTCCAGTTGCAGCAAGTAGCTTCTTTACTGTATCACTATTCATACAGCCACCCCTTACAAGTTTTCGCTAATTTATATAACCATGCAGGTGATATACTCCAAGGCTTGTATTTCATACCAACACAATGTGCAAGTAACTCGGAACAGAAGAACTTAGTTTTATCGTCAAATTCTTTATAGAAAGCATAAGATAAGATACCAAGCCAATCATAAGCACTGCCAACATAACTACGAGCTAGGTCCAAACAACCTTCTTTACTCCCAACAGGGAAATCCATCACTTCATAAGTGTTATAGTGTTTCACCCACTCAGAGATAAGGATACGTCTGCATCCTGTAGCTAAAGTGGTGTCAATGATATATTCACCATCAACAATCCCACAGTGGCACCATCTACTCCAAGTGAACAACTTAATGAATATTGAAGCTGGCTTCCAGTTACTACCAAATACCACTTTAACCTGTTCCATAGGAATCTCTTATTAGAAAGCTGAATGACCGAGACAACGAGCTAGATCAGCTCCAGAGAACTTATTGGCGTATACAGCAATCTTAGCCACTTTATCGGGGTAAGCCGCTACAGCTTGTTGCACAACAGCTTTATCTTCTGCATTTAAGTAACGGTTCAGTAAGTCTCGTATGTCAATGGCCTTTGCTGGCTCTATGCTTGTCTCTATCGCATTTGCTGCTTCTAGGGATGATAGGGTAGCCTGTTCTGTTATAGAGGCTTGCGGGGCTTCCTGTGAGGCTACAGAGCCTACGTTTGTTTTAATATGTTTCATTTGTATAAACCTTTAAATAGTGGATATGAATATGGGAACTTCCTTCTCTTGTACTGGGGTACTTAGTATCGAGATCTTCTTGTCTTGTGTGATGAACCCGTAATCAACCAACTTCTGAATATCTGAAGCTGTTTCAGGGAGAGATAAATCTATGTAGGTACTTGAGGCATGTTTAACCTTGATTACAGCGGCTGCAACACCTAACAAGTTGTCTACCCTACTAGCAGCCTCAATACTTATTAACGCAGCATCTCCTAGACGGTTGAGGAAGGCCAGTTTAGTGATTTTAGTACCAAAACCTGTGAGGTCGTCCTGTTTATAGAATTCCCAAGTAAATGCTTTAGTCTCGCCATCTCCTAAGTATAAATCACCACTAAAGTTCCCAACAAGGTGGTGATTTATAATCCTAGCGTTTTCCCAACTACCTACACCTTGGGGGTATTGAACAATACCCTCCAAACTTACTAACGGTGTGTAGATGTACATGACTTACCTCACTTTCATGTGGGCGTTATTCACACTTGTTATAGGCCTAAAAGCAACATAAGTACCTGTGTCGTAGCCCAGTAAGTTTCCTTTCTGTAGTCCACCACTTGCTGCAAGAAACACTGTATCCCCTATCTCACAGACGGCATTTTTGGCGTTAGTAGGTGGCAACTTAGAGTACCCAGAAAATACCTCCACCCCGTCAGATGAGAGGTATGTCGAGTCTAATAAGACATCCTGCACATACCATCTAGGCTTTAAGGACGCGACTTTATATCTGCTTGACCATGATACTCCATCCTCAGAGTAATACATAGAAGTGCTGGTGGCAGGTGACACAACAAATTGCCCCTTAAATACACTGGCAAATTCGATAGCACCCGCTGGGACACCGAAGTAGTCAGTGATATTTATAGCGCTCCACGTTGCCCCATGATCTGAGGACAGGGTGGCTGATCCTGAAGCTAGTACTCTCAATACCTTAGCTCCGATATTGCACAGATAAGTCCCTGACACGGTATTAATTTGAGTCCAAGCAATGCCATTCGTACTTCTGTATAAACCAGATGTGGTGGACAGGAGGAGAGCTGTCCCTGTCCAATGAATGTAACTTACGGTATAGGTGGGGAGAGTACCTGTACAATTAGTCCAAGTAATACCATCACTTGAATATCTAAGGTACGGACTGGTGCTACTCAACGACACAAACTTTGTAGCTCCAAATCCAATAGCTTGAGCGGGTGTAGTTAATGTTGTACTTGCTGTCCAAGTAGCTCCACCATCTTGGCTATGATAGTATGTAGAGGTGCTTGCCGATATAGCAACAACTTTAGACACCCCGTCAGACGCAACCCCATAGCAGTCATAGAGTGAGGTTGCTGTAAATGGGCTAACTGCTACAGTGTTGGGAGTTAAGTCTGTAGTACTGTTTGTATATTTAATGGCACCAACACTATCTGTAACTGCAAAGTTTGTGGCATTGGTAGATACACCTGTGGGGTCTAGTGCAGAGATGACCGTCCCAGTAATTCCATCGGTAGTTAAGTATATCGAGTCTGTTACGGGGCAGATAGCTGCCATTCCATATGTCGAGTAATGCACCCACTTCGTGATACCTTTAGGGGCACTTGACGAGCCAACCCAATTGGTGGGTGTTGTCCTACTCCAAGAGGAAGAACCGCCAGACTCCACTCCAGAGGCGGTATGTATCCTATAGTTGCTGTCATCAGTGTGCTTCCTAGACCAAATCCAGTACTCTCCTGTACCAGCTCCATTATTACGATCCCCCCATGAAATGTACAAATCTGACAAATAGTCTCCCACATTTGCCAAATCAGTTACATTGAGGTTTTGAGAGGATATTGCAGCCCCTGTATTTGAGTAAGATACTGCTGTAAATGTCCCCCCAGTATCATTACTCTGTAAATACACTACCTTACCGTCTGTTGGTACAAGTAAGTTGGAGTATCTGTACACTGGATTTGCAGATAATGATACTGTCCCCACCACGTTCCAAGTATTCCCGTCAGTGGAAGCTTTAATATAGACATCGTTACCTGAGTGGTGGTTGCTAAGGTAAGCACCATTACTATAAACTACATGACGAAGTGCCATACTTGACACTGTTGTCCAAGTAACACCGTCTGCTGAGTAGAAAGAGCTTGTACCACCTGTAGCCCAGAAGTATCCATTACAAAACGACAGTGTATTGGAGGGTGCTGCTGACAAGGGACTTGATTGAGAAGTCCAAGTAATGCCATCTGTGGACGTGCCGACTTGACCCCCATCTGCAATGGCCACGTATTTACTATTACCGTAGACAATATCTAAAGCAGAGAAACTGCCAAAGGCAGGTAAACTCACTTTAGTCAAGTCTGGATACCAAGGTTGCACACCAACAGCACCTTGTAGGTCTGGATACTCAGACTTAAGTAGAAGCTTGGGGGTGTTACAGGGCAGATAGTCGCCAGTGAGTGGCGTGGAGCTTGTGGATGCTGATATCACCGTACCTACAGGCAAGCCATCACCCCCTTGTTGCTGATTGAAATAATTAATTCCCATGTGTTACCCTTTAGTATATCCACTTACACAGGTTGCCACCTGCCCAGTTAAATTTGTAGTGACACAGATGACCTTATCTGTGGCACCTATTGCCAGACCTGTCTTCTCGAAACCTGTGGTTCCTGTGCCTGAAATAATTGTTTTAGTTATCTTAGCCCCCGCAGCAGCATTGGTTGAGCTGATGTATAGTTCACAAGTAGCTTGATCCACATTCAGGGAACCATGTCCCATTGACGCGCATATGTTGACAGTTCCAGCTTTAGCAATAGTGTTGTCGTATATGACGGTTTCAGTGTTGCTTGTAATTAGCATCTGGCTTGAAATCTCATTACTTCTGGTGTCATATACACCACCAATTACACTTACATGTGTACCAATTGTATCGGTGGAGTAACTGATAATATCCCCAGCTTTTAACACTAAGGCAGTACGTTCATAACCGCCATCAATAGGTAAACTGTCTATTTGAATTGTGTGAATGGCTGTGGGGCTGCTGATTGTGCTCCTATATAAAGTTACTTTATTTACTGCACCAGAAGCGTTATGGACAATTACATTAGCTTCCACAGTCTTATTGTTGGGGACTGTGTAAACATTGTAAGTGCCTGCTGCTGAACTTTTATGTGATCCTAACATTACCACTGACCTCTGAAGTAGTTGTCAGCATCGTCTGCTGTTTTTGAGGATAAGAGGGCGGTCACTCTCTCATCTAAATAATAAATCCAGTTAGCTGTAATTCTATGAACCCAGTTCATCCAAGCGCTTGTGGGTTTCTCCCCGAAGTCCCATCCGTAGTCCTTGCTGTCCTGTGGCGGCTCTGCTGTATTAACTCCGCCAGCAACACCATTAGTGCCATCTAACATGGCAAAATCTGGCTTCTTAACTGGCTGTGCATATGTGTATGGCATATTAATCTCTTATGGTAGTGGTACGTAACGACCAATAAATTTACCACCTGAAGTATCAAAACCTAGTGTGGAGGGGTTTGTATCAAATCCAAATGGTGGATCAGCATCAAATGATGATGTAATACCAGCATTGATAGTGATAGGTAATGCCTGAACTAGATAATCAACTATGGAAAAGTCTGAAATACCCACATCTGAGTACAGGTTAATACCTGCTGGGAACTCTTCTATAAGTGCTGCTGTTGGGCTGTTAAGTAAGAGTCTCCATAGTTGTAGGACTGTCTCATATTGCCCTTGTGAGGAGTTGATAACTTTCTGTACTTTAATAGCAAGCCTGTAAGTTGTGTCATCTCTACCTTCTCGAAGAAGGCCAACATGCTCACCAATGATATCTAATTGAAAGCCGATAGCTTGGTCAACATCTTTCTGATTAACAATATCAATTAAGCAGTCTTCTACCTCTTGTAACTCTTCTAAGTAAATAGTTAAGAGTTCCTGTAAGATTGGACTGTCTCTATACTGAGATGGAAGCCTTGATAGACCATTGGCTACATGATCTATTGTGTCCATGTAGCACCTTTAAGATTATAAAAGGAATGAGTATTCATGGTCACACCTCAGTTGTAATAATACGAGTAATATCAAAGTTTGCATGTTGGTTAGCAGTGATGCTAATAGGGGTAGTTTGGTATGCACTATAAGTGATATTATCCGTACTGTAAGCAACTCTAACTACTAATGCAGATAAACCTGTAACAGAACTAAAGATGCCGCCAAAGAATCTTTGGGGAATAACATCTTGCCCAACTTGTAGAGTATTACCGTAAGCCAGAGCAGCTTGCTTAATTCCATCAGAACCAGAGGTAGCAAAAGCTTCTTCTGAATACAGTGAGTAATCAATACTCAATCTAATGTAGATTGTTTCTGGTCTACTGAATCTTACAGTTTGTCCTGCTTCTGTAGTACGAGTAACATCTCCCCAAGTCTGAATACCTAGTGGGTGATACTTCCATAATATTTCTGTTATCACAGAAGTATCTCCACCTTCAACTACTAATTCAAAACTATGAGAAGGTCTGCCGTCAATATCAGGACTACCTGTTTTATTCTCAATGATGAATGCAGCAGTTACACCCTCAATATTCCTAATATTAGAAAGTATTGAATCGTAAGTTGATGCACCAATGATACCAACAGAGTTATATCTGCGAACCCTGAGCTCGTCATCTGTTTCTAAGGTTCTACCAACAACCATATCTTTAAGGTTAGTTACACCTGTAACACCATAGATGGGTACAAGTTGCGTTGTAATTGTATTAGCAGGGGCTACATACTCTCCATAGAATTCACTCTCAGCATTAACTAAGTTAGATACTGTAGTGACACCAATGCGAGTACCAATTACCAATGGGTAAGTTGAGTCAGCTTCAGTTACATTGATACGAAGTGTTGTAGATGTTGGTAGTGAAGTAGTAACACCAGTAACCAAACTGTTAATTGCAGTTTGTAATTGTAATAAGATGCTGTTAGCTGTTGCACTTACACCAGAAGTAATACTTACAACAACATTGTTAACTGTTAATGTGTAAACCGTACTGTTAGCAACTGTAGAAATGTTTAAAGTAATGTCACTAAACACTGTACTAGCTAAAGTAAGAGCACTCGTTGTAAAGTATCTGTCACCAGTGGCATCTATCTTCAATGCTGTGCCAACAGGCACCACAGTACCGACAGTACCAGTAAACTCGATATTACCAGCACTCTTAGCAGCAGGGATACGAGTTACGTTTACAATGTTAGAAGTGTAGTCTAAAGAAATCCCTGTAGCTGTTCTGGGATAAGATGCATCATAAACCATCTGCCCCAGTTCCCAAAGATTACTTACTTCGTCCCCAATGATACCAGTGTAGATACCAGCAACAGTATCTTCTGCTATAGTGAAGTTTGGATTTATTCTTGTTTTAATTTTATCAGACATATCGTTGATAACATCTGTTAGGCTTTTTATTGTTAAGCCTGTTGTGGATAGTCCTGCCATCTTTTACCCTATTAGATAAGAAGAGATGTTGTAATGACATCTCCATTGAAACGTACAGAAAAATCTATTGCGAATTCTCTTGTGTAGGGATCAAAGGTAGATGAGTATTTTAGTAAAGCGTCTACACCTTGCATCTCTGTGATTGCTAGTTTAAATACTGTGTCAGCATCATCTTTAGCATTCATACTGACGAATATCTCTTGAAAGTAAGGGATACCAAAGTTAGTATTTAAAAACCACTCTCCCTTAAAGAAGAGTAGTTTTATTTTCAATTGTTGTATTAGAGCCTCTTCATCATCTGAAGTTACCCTAAGATCAAACCCAGTAACATCTAAGTCATGGGTTAGTGGGTCTAAATAGAAATCCATAAGTAGCTCTGCATTAAGAAACCGTTTCTATTCTTGAATACGGTGGGACAGAAAGAACCGCTGTCCACTGAATAGTTTTAGCAACGTCTTCAATTGCTTGAATGAAATGCCGATAATAGGGCTGTGTATCCGTAGTTCTATAGCTTGCTGCAATAGCTGCTGTGAGTGCAGCCACCTTAGTTGAAGCATCATTAGATAGGGCTGTTGCTGGGGGTACAGGGGTCTTTAAACAAGTTGACCAATAATCAGCCATTGCTTGAGCAAAGTCAGCATCACTTGTATAACTTGAAAAACTGTTAAAGAATGATGTTAGTATTCCATCATCCTCTGTTACAGCAACACCTCCACCAAAGGATAGTACACCAGCTTGTGAATAGGCTTTATAGACACTCACAAAGGCTGTAGTGAAATTTCCCGATGGGTAAGTGGATATGTAGCTACTCATTGCAGAGTTAATTGCAGAAGCACAACCAGAAGCACTCAGACTCATGGGATACCTGCACTAGTAGGACGACCCAAATTACCTATGTGTTTATGAGTTTTCAGGGTAATACCTGCATCCGTGGATACATCTGCCCCTACAGAAACTCCTCCATCTACACGTAAGTTCCCTGTAATGGTTGTGTTAGATGAATCAATCTTAACCAATCCACTAGAGGTTACGGTGGTTGTCCCAGATGTAGTTAGCTCAACATTAGACTGAGCATTAACAATAAACTTTGCTGATGAATCTGCAACAATATCGCCATTTGTTTTAAGTGATACTTTAGTTTCATTTGATTGTCCTGCATTCATTCGAATGACTGTATCGGTTTGATGTATGCCAAGCGCTGTTGGGTAAGTGAACATTCCACACAGAGCAAAAGCATCTGAGTAGTCGTGCATCCTTAAGTCTTTAGGGTCAACTGGATTCTTACCGTCTGAATATTTAAAAGCATCAATACTTCTCTCACTGAAAAATACTAATACTAGATCACCAACAGTAACGGGGAAGGTCATGGTGGCATGTTTACTCCCCATAAATACTAAGGGTACTGAGGGTATACTTGCCATCTCCTTTACACCATTTACAGGATCACCATCACCATCTGTATACCTAGCTTTTACCATAGGTTGTACTGTGGCTTTCTGTAGGTCGTAGGATAGGCTTATAATCCTTGCAGGTAGGCAAGTATGCAAATCCCCAGCAAATCGCTCTACGACGCTCTGAGCAAGCCCTGAGAGGCTGAAATCACCCATTGTTGAATCTCTTTTTATTTAGTGGTTCTGTAAGAAGTGTTTTCAGCTTCAACCGTAGTTTCCCATTGATCCCCCTCATAGCTTCCGCTGTGTGTGACATACATCACTTTGTACACACCGTCTGTGCCAAAGGTTCCTTGGATACTAATAAGCTGTCCTGCTTTAACAAGAGGATTGAGGAACATCTTAAATTTAATACCCTCATCTTCTGGGGCATCTAAGTCTTTCTTAAGTGACTTAATATCTTGATTAGTCTTTTCAATTGTGTTGATAAGACCTGTATCAGGGGAGATGATTGTAGCTTCTTTCTTAATGTTCCCCTTGATTGGGAATACATTAAGAGTTACATTCTCTGAGATGTTCCACATCAAAGCGTTAGAAGAACAAATACTATTGAGTGCAGTAGAAGCATTACCATTAACTGCATACCCACTATTGTAAGTGCGCTTAAGTGCTTCACCATTCATATTGATGTTTGTGATTTCAGGCATCCCTTTCTTCACAATATCTCGAATGATAGCTTCTACTGTAGTTCCTTCAGGTTGTGTGGTGTGTGCCCTGCCTTCACGGATAGTGACATAACCATCAGTAACCAGAATCCTTGTAATAATTTCCGTATTACTTTTAGTTGTCTCCATGAAAGATTTATTTCCACGGAATAACAACACTAGTTCATCGTCACCATACCCAACATACAAACTAACTAACACATCTTTCTTATCAAACAATGCTATTGTACTTTTAGATAAATTGAATACCTTAAGTTCCATTGTGTCTGGCTTAGAGCCTTGGTGATGTTGTGTGTCGAACTCAATATGTTGATCAGTGATTACTGAGGATTTTTTATCTGTAGATGCACTTGTGTTTGTCTCCCCAATAACCAGTCTATACTTTCTTATAAATTTATAACTAGACATGGGCGACCTTTAAGAAGCAGAAATATATATCAATTGAAAATCAGTGGAAAGGTTATCTAAGGTTATAGCAGGAGCTTTTGGGTATGTCTGTGAGATACAAATAAGTCCCAAACTTCCAAGGGGTAATCCGTCCCCTGATAGAGGTAACATTACATCAAACCAAGGTACTAGCTTTATGTTAGAAACTAACATTGCATCTTGATTATCATAGATGCTCAAGTGCCAGCTAGAATCCCCTCTACTTAAATATCTGAAAGATAGAGTAAACTGTGTGCCATCAAGCAATACTTGGTAAGAACAAAATGGGGTAGAGCTTGTAGGTAATTTTAATATTGATATCGTCATCTACCAGTCACACCCTTGAACAATCTTATGGCTTTATCTTTAAAATCCTTAGCGTAGGTGGTGTTATCTACAGGAGGGGTTCCTAGTTTTGTTTCTGGGGCTGTAGAAGGAACCGAACTAGGGACAGGTTTCTTAACATCCACTGTTTTCCCACCACCACTGTTACTAACGATAGACACTGTAGTAGTACCTGAAGTAGCCCTTCGTATCTGCTCAAACTCCATCTTAACACTTAAAGCATCCCCTTTATCTCTGGGCATCCCAAGATTCTTTAAGACAATATTTGTGTAAGTGTCTAAGGGGGTTAGTAGACTGAAACTTCTACGATCATTTCTAAGTTTTAAAAGTGATTGATAAGTCTCAGTTTGAGTGGGTTGTAGTGGAGCAGTTGCATTGCCTTGTGCATCTGGCTTACGTAATCTAGCATCAGAGAAAATACCTGTAATACTAAAGGTTGCATTACCATTTACAATATGGTCAGAAACACTAGCACCATCTTCAATAGGAAACTCGGTCACTTTAGAGGGGAATACATGGTCAACTTGTTCAGCACAGTCAAACCAAATAATACTTCCATCTTCTAAAATGATTTTAGTTTCTTTAGGGGGCGGCATCTTAATAAGAAGATTGGAAACTATCTTATCCCTATTTACCCTAGCCGCTTGGTGTTTAATCAAGCTACCAATAGCCCCTGTCCTGTCTGTTATAAAATCATACCAAGCCATTACTGTGTTGTACTCCTTAAAAGCAGATTAGGTGTAAAGGATGCTTCTCTTTGTACATGTTTTTGTATAGCACCACCTAACACATCAGGGAGCACCCTAGATAGCCAATCTTTAGATACATTAGGTTCTGTATTCTGAACAGTAATATTTATTGTTGTTGGCATCTGCTGTGGTTGGTTCCGAAGTAACCCTCCCGATTGCATGAATCTATCAGAAGTTGCTGCGAATTTCTGATAAGGGGCGTCTAAGTCTCTAAGAGTTTGTTGTATCCTTTCATCGTCAAGAAGATTCTTATGTCCCTTACTAACCTCATTGAATCTCTCTACCATGTTATGTTTAGCTAGTGGGTCAGCATCTTTAGAGGCATTTGCAAAACGTATTAATGCAGACCTCACCCAACTTGTCTCTGCCGCTTGGTTTTTGTATTTCCCCTCTTGTACATTAACCAAGGTATCTGTTAGTCTTGAGTCAGCTTCTATCTTTCTAACAGTAGCCTCTTCTTTAACTTGCTTAGCTGATTTATCAATAAGCCCCATCATCTGAGCTATCTTTGTCAGGGTTAGTAGGGCATCTGCAAGGTACCCAAGCATCCCCCCCTCTTTAGACCAATCTGTTAATATCCCACTCTTACCATATTTAATACTTTCAACAGCATCAGAGATTAGGAATAAACCTCCAAGGATAGCCGCTGGAACAATAACTGCTTCCATCATTGCAGCACCAAGTATTTTGAAAGCTTGTGTCATTGTCTTAACTCCCTCTACAGCTTTTATTGCAGCGGAAGCCTTGAAATATCCCCAAAGGAGAGGTAGGATATACTTCAAAGTATCAAGAACCCCATACAAGTCTTTAAAAGCACCTACAATGGTTGGTACATACGGAGTAAGGTTTTGAATGCCTTTGGTTATTGAGTCTAACCCATCTGCCAAGACTCCCCATAACCCTGAGTCATTAAGTGACATGAGGAGACTACCCCATGAATTCTTTAACCTTATCACCATTTTTTCTGGTGTCTTCATCATGTCAGAGATTTCTTTGTCAGAAACCATCCGCTTCATTTCAGCAGCAACTTTAAGTAAGTCTTTTGTTGTGAATAAACCTTTAGATATACCTTCCGTT